AAAAATTAGAGATTGATACTTATAATAAACTTGATACTACACATTACCGGTGGGTTCGAGAAAACATTATTTCACAGTACTTTAATAATCAACTTGTAGACGGTTATCAAGCCGTGGCAGATTCTAGTTGGCCAGCGATCACCACCCAGGCAGAATACCTACAATTACCAGACCACGTCCGTGAAGAATGTGAGACTGTGCATAATCTTAAATTTTATCAATTTGATGCTGACCACCCAGATTGTCCCAGGCACATACTTAGAGAGTTTTTCCGATTTGGATTCTTGCAACCAGAACGCCACGGGCTTGTACTCAATCAGGAACAGATGGTGTATCACCAAAGTTGTCAAGTTAAACGGTTTGAGTTTGGCAAGTTTTACAACATGGATCAATTCATACATGAAATTCATGATCTGGCAAATTGGCTAGAACTTGCAGTTGATATCAATGATGTTGAATTGTTAAATCTACACCAAGAATTTTTAAAACGTCAACCCTTTGCACACAGCAAACAATACTGTGATAGTATAATATCAAGAATGATTGCTGGTGAAGAATTTGAGTTGCCCAGCATCAACGTCATCTACGAAGGCTATATTGATGCTAGACTTCAACAACTACTTGAGCGTACAATACCAATTAACGAAGATGGTTGGTTTACTCACTCACTACAAATACACAATTTATGAGCGCAGACATCGACATTGATCTCCCGGACCGAAGCAAGGTGCTTGAATTAATCCAGCATACCGCAGCCATGCAGGTGACGGATGGGCAAGTGCGACGACACAATTCGGGCGTGTACGTCACTGAAGTCCCGCAAGATCTCATCAACAAGTGTGCAGCCATTGACTATCAAACTGCCGAAAATCGTGGCTACTTCAAGTTGGATTTTTTAAACATGAGTGTGTATCAGTTGGTGCGTGACCCAGCACACTATGAAACATTGCTGACAACATCACCACCCTGGCAGCGATTATGGGAAGATCCTGCATGGTCCAGCCAACTAGTTCACGTGGGAAAATACACAGACTTACTGCGCAGTATGCGTCCTGACAGTGTGCCCAGAATGGCAGCGTTTATCAGTATTATTCGCCCGGGCAAAGCACACTTGCAAAATCGTGCTTGGAGCGAAGTATTTGATGAAGTTTGGAACGGGGACGATAGCCGGGGCTACACATTTAAAAAGTCACATAGCTTGTCCTATGCCATGCTGGTGGTACTACATATGAATCTGCTGGATGAAATTAATCCAGCTTCCTGACCAGGGTAATTGATCTTCGTTTGCTCTTCTTCTGACTAATATCAGTTAAACTGCACACAGGACCGTGCAAGATCTGCAGATCTCGATTGCTGAAAGTTCTGAGATAGGGGCGAAATTGCTCCCATTCTGCTTTCAAAAATATGTTGATGGGGATACTACGGTTGCTCTCCCACCACCAGGTATTGGCCAAGTCAATAAATTGATTTTTCTCTTCGTCGCTTAAAATACTGCCAAAATCATACAAAGTTGTTATTGCGTTATCGCGATTTTGTATAATACCCAGGTATTCGTTGCCGGCATACACGCATAGGGTGATGAAGGGCCACCGTTCGCTTAAAGTACGTAATAAATTTTCACCCATAAATATGAAAGGAGATCCTCATGTATTCAACCACTGCCTATTTATATCAACAAATACAAACGGTAATTTTGGTAGACATCACGGGGGCATACTTTGACCGGAGGTGGGAACCAGTGTACGCAAAAAATTTAAAACTTAACCTTGGAGTAGACAATGTCATACTTTTTCAATTCCAAAATCAAGATCAAAAACCAGTAAATATTACCGGTAGTACATTCACCTTCCGCATTATTAGTCAAAATGGCGAAAATTTATTAATTGCCAAAGAACTAGTAAGTCTAAGTAATGCCCTTGGTCGAGCCAAAGTTACAATCACTGCTGCCGAAACGCTACACTTTCAGGCTCAACCTGCAAGTTGGAGCATTGAAGTCAGCTCTGGAGTACTTAACCAAGCTGTGCTCACTGACGATTATTCTGGCGCCCGAGGCGTCATTGACATAGTTGATTCAGTGTTTCCTGCCTTTGTTGCCAGCTCAGTGCTGACTATTCCCAGCCAAGCACCGGATAGTAGCATTTATTATTCCAGCACATTGACCACAGATGGTGCACCCTTAACTACTTTCCAACTAGACACTGTGGACTACACAGGTACAATAGCAGTTCAAGGCGCCACCGCCGCCACCGCCAACACGGTTGAATGGTACAATATATCTTTTGAAGATTTAAAAAATGGAAACACTGTATCTGAGTTGACATTTGTTGAAGAAACTGCTCGCAGAGGAATCAACGTTGAAGGATACCATCCCTATATTAGACTTGAATTTGGTATTAGTAACGGCAACGTAGATCTTATAACTTATCGATGAAATTTAAAAAAATTGTTGGATTTGGTGACAGCTGGGTCTGGGGCGATGAGTTGTTAGACCCAACCTTATTAGCCAACGATAAAAACGCACACCCAAGCTGGTTACAAAATACTTCTTACAGAGAACGCAATTGCTTTTTGGGACTGCTAGGCAAACATTACAGTGTCCCAACTGAAAACTTTGGAATTCCAGGTGGAAGTTTACAAAGTACTATTTGGACTTTTCTTTGGTGGCTTCGTCACGAACCAAACCCATCAGAGTGTTTAGTGCTAACTGGCTTAACTGAAGGCAGTAGGATGAGTTTTTTCAATCCCAACCATCAACGCATGAACAATGATCCGCCTTGGAATCAATTTGTTCACAGCGCCTGGGTGCATGCCGGGGTTGAAGATGGTCCAGTAACACGAGAATGGACTGATATGATCAAACGCTACATGGTGCTCAGTGAAAGCGATCCCTTGTCAATGTTAAATTACGAGCAGGCGTTGTACTTTTTTGATGGACTAGCTGCCAGAAGAAACTTGCCAATGTTGATCTGGGATATCAGTCCCCCACACGAAGAAATTTCAGTACCTTCCAAAATACTGCCGGGATTCAATTTTGTGCACTGGTTGCGACGACACCCCAATGAAAAGCAATTAACATTTCCGGGCGGCCATCCCAATGAAAACGGACACATCATGCTCCAAGATATCTTGCAACAAGAGATAGATCGTGTTATAATGTCTGTGTGATAGACGTAATCAACTACCTACCAGCCAAGAGAAAACAAACACCATCGGGGTGGATCAGCTTCAACGCAGTTTGCTGTAGCCACAACGGCAACAGTTTGGACAAGCGTCAGCGTGGTGGATTCAAATCCAGTGACCAAGGTTGGAGCTACCATTGTTTCAATTGTGGTTACACTGCTAGTTTTATTTTAGGACGACAGCTAACATTCAAAGCTCGAAGGCTGTTGGGGTGGGTGGGGGTGCCGGACAATGAGATTGACATGCTCAATCTTGAAAGTTTACGACATCGCAACATCCATGGCATTATAGAAGATAGGCAACGAACGTTTAATGTACTACAAGCCATTGAGTTTGAAGAACGAGATCTACCACCTTTTGCAGAGTTATTGACTGATGAACACAAGTATTACACAGAGTATGTGAGGTCAAGATGTGTTCCCCGAGACTTTCCTGTGATGATACAAGAGCGCACAGACGGCGTTCATTGGGTGCGTCCGCACGTTGTAATTCCATTCACTCATAATGATAAAATTGTGGGATGGACTTGTAGATTTTTAGATAACAAGCAACCCAAGTTTATCAGTGATAGTCAGCCTGGGTATGTGTTCGGCACAGATTCACAGCACCCTGACTGGCAGTATGTGATTGTCACCGAGGGCATCTTTGATGCACTTTCAATTGATGGTCTTGCAGTTATGCACAATACCATAAGCGACAGTCAATCACGATTGATTCGTAGTTTAGGTAAAGAAGCCATTGTGGTACCCGATCAAGACAAGGCAGGATTAGAATTAATTGACCGTGCTGTGGAACTAGGATACAGCGTAAGCATACCAGAATGGCCGGAAGGTTGCAAAGATGTCAACGATGCTGTGATAAAGTTGGGTAAGTTAGGTACTTTGCTAACTATCATGCAGTCCCGAGAGACCAGCCGAATTAAAATTGAAATAAGGAAGAAACAACTTGTTAAAAGAATACGGACTTGAGGTCCAACGACTATTTCTAGAAATGATTCTTGAGGACGCACAAAGTTATGTGCGTGTTCAAAACATCTACAACCCGCAGAACTTTGACCGGAGTCTACGACCAGCAGCCGAGTTTATTAAAGAACACACAGACAAACACAAGACCATGCCTGACAGGTCACAGATCTCTGCAACCACTGGAGTAAAACTGCAACATGTACCCGACTTAAATGAAGGACACTTTGATTGGTTCATGACCGAGTTTGAAAGCTTTACCAAGCGGCAAGAACTTGAGAGGGCAATTCTCAAAGCCGCTGACTTGTTGGAAAAAGGCGAGTTTGAACCTGTAGAAAAGTTAATCAAAGACGCTGTACAAATCAGCCTGACCAAGGACATGGGCACAGACTACTTTGACGATCCCAGTGCTCGCATCAACAAATACTTCAACAGTGGCGGTCAAGTCAGCACTGGTTGGCCACAGCTGGATAGGTTGTTGTATGGTGGGTTCAGCCGAGGTGAACTCAACATCTTTGCAGGTGGATCAGGCTCGGGCAAGAGTTTGGTCATGATGAACATTGCGTTAAACTGGCTACAGTCCGGGCTCAGCGGAGTTTACATTACACTAGAACTTTCAGAAGAACTTACTAGCTTGCGAACAGATGCCATGTTGACCAATATGTCAACCAAAGACATTCGCAAAGACATTGAAACAGCTGAACTCAAAGTTAAACTGGTTGCAAAAAAATCCGGCAACTACCAAGTCAAGGGCTTGCCAGCACAAAGCAACATCAATGACATTCGTGCCTACTTGAAAGAGTATCAAATTCAAACTGGCAAGCGAGTGGACTTTGTGATGATTGACTACCTGGACTTGTTGATGCCGGTGAGTGCCAAAGTCAGCCCCAACGACTTGTTTGTCAAAGACAAGTACGTTTCAGAAGAACTTCGGAATTTAGCCAAAGAACTTGGCATCCTAATGGTAACTGCAAGTCAGTTGAATAGATCCGCTGTGGAAGAAATTGAATTTGATCACTCACATATTTCGGGTGGTATTTCAAAGATCAACACAGCAGATAACGTGTTTGGTATTTTTACAAGTCGTGCTATGAAAGAGCGTGGCAAATACCAAATACAATGCATGAAGTCTAGAAGCTCGACCGGCGTTGGTCAAAAAATTGATTTGGAGTACAACATTGAAACAATGCGCATTACTGATGAAGGCGGCGACCAAGGAACTGGCTACAAC